GGTCAAAGATAAAACCCGTATTAAAAAAGTCATTGTCGATCTGTATAATTCAAGTAGCGACGACCTAGCTGCGCCGCCGGCAGATGCATCACCACAGGTTGCGATTACCGTGGTGCCGTCGGTGTCGGTGTCTGCCTCCGCCAGTCCGTCATCTGAAGAGTCATCTGTGATTAGTGCCAGAGAGGCAGCAGTCACCACGACTATCCTAGACTTTGGGAAGTTTGCGCCCTCGACATCGCCATCAGCGTCGTATAGTCCGTCAGCGTCACGTAGCCCGTCAGCATCACGTAGTCCGTCGGCATCGATTAGCCCATCGAGTTCCGTATCAGTATCCATCAGTCCGTCGGCATCCGTTAGCCCGTCATCGTCGATTAGCCCGTCAGCATCACGTAGCCCATCGAGTTCCGCATCGGCATCAGTCAGTCCGTCAGCGTCGACTAGCCCGTCAGCGTCCATTAGCCCGTCAGCGTCTGCGTCACTTAGCCCGTCGGCATCCATTAGCCCGTCAGCGTCACGTAGCCCGTCGGCATCGATTAGCCCGTCAACGTCGGTGTCGCCGTCGATTAGCCCGTCAACGTCGCGTAGCCCGAGTGCGTCGACATCCATTAGCCCGTCAGCGTCACGTAGCCCGTCGACGTCTATATCAGCATCGCTCAGTCCGTCGACATCACGGAGCCCGTCAGCGTCACGGAGCCCGTCCGCGTCACGGAGCCCGTCGACCTCCGTGTCGGCATCCGTCAGTCCGTCGGCATCGATTAGCCCGTCAGCGTCACGTAGCCCGTCATCGTCCATCAGTCCGTCGGCATCAGCCAGTCCGTCGGCTTCAGCCAGCCCATCATCCTAAATGCAACGCGGACAAATAATACAGAAACAGGAGTTGAACAAACTTCTCGATCTCGATCCCACACTGACAACCGAGGAAGAGACGACAGCCCTTCAACGCACTGCGCCGCCCGGCAAACTTGTGTCGGCGACAGCGGAGGATGCGTTTGAAGAAGACTTCGGCTATGCGCGGTCGGTCGTGCGAGAGAGTATCGATCAGGCCCGCGACGCCGCAGTCACCGCAATCGAACTGGCACAATCCGGCGACAGTGCGCGGGCCTATGAGGTCGTCGCGGGAATGTTGACTGCTATCGTCAATGCGAATAAAGAACTATTGGCACTCCATAAAACCAAAGAGGACACGCGCAAGTCCCGTGAGGGTGGCGCATCGACTTCTGGTGTAACAATCGAAAAGGCGGTATTTGTGGGGCGCGCCTCCGACCTGTTGCGTGAACTCCGCACGTTGTCGAAAGATAAACCGAAGGTCATAGATATTAGTGAAGAATAAATGCCCAAGAATTCCTTCAAGTCCGACGCGGGCTATAACGGCAATCCCAATCTTCCGCTCCCCAATGCCGAAGTCTCGCTCACTGACAAAGAACTTAAAGAGTATGTCAAGTGTGCGGAGGATGTCTATTACTTCATCAACAGCTTTGTGAAGATTGTCCACGTCGATCACGGCATCGTGCCGTTTGCGATGTGGCCCTTCCAGCGAGAGATTATCAAAGCGTTTGAGGACAACCGCTTCGTCATCTGTAAACTCTCGCGTCAGTCCGGCAAGTCGACCGTTGTTGTCTGTGGTTACTTCCTCTGGTATATTCTCTTTCGCCCCGACGTCAGCGTCGGTATTCTCGCGAACAAAGAGTCCACCGCCATCGAACTGCTACGTCGGCTGAAGCAGTCCTACGAACTCCTGCCGAACTTTCTGAAGCAGGGAATTATCAAGTGGGACCAGAAGCTCATCATGCTGGCGAACAACTCCCGCGTTCGTGCGGAGAGTACGAGTGCCAGCGCGATTCGAGGCGACACCTTTAATATTCTGTTCCTCGATGAGTTTGCGTTTGTGCCAGAGAATATCGCTGGCGACTTTATGACGTCGGTGTTCCCCACAATATCATCGGGTAAAACCACCAAGCTATTCATCGTCAGCACACCAAACGGATACAACCTCTTCTATAAGATATGGAACGACGCAGAAGAGAAACGCAACTCTTATTTTCCCATCGGTTTCACCTGGCGAGATGTGCCTGGGCGCGACGAAGAATGGGCCGATGAGATGCGGAGGAACCTTGGCAGCGAACAGGCCTGGGAACAGGAATTTGAGTCGGTGGTCTATAACACGGATGTGACCGTGCGGAACAAAGTAACGCAGGTGGTAGAGACGATACCCATTGGGGTGTTGTATGACCGTCTATTTTCAGATACTCCGCTGCCAGGCTACTGAACTTTGACTGTAACTAAATAGGCTGGTATGGAATACTATGTCTATAGGCTACTGCGGACAAGTGACGGTAAACAATACATTGGCACGACAGATCAAAATAACTTTTTTGGTCGTATGGCGTGCCATCGTCGCTCCGCACGATACCGAGGAACCTCTTTCTCCATTGAAATATTACTCACCGGCCCAACGACCGACGTTCTGGTTCAGGAAGGTGCGTTTATCGAGAAATACGATACGCTACACCCCAACGGATTAAACCTAACTAAAAGTGGCAAAGGTTGTGGGCATAATTCTCCCGAATTCACCACACGAGGATATAAATTTTCGGCGGCATCCCGTAAGAAGATGAGCGACTCGGCGAAAGAAAGGTGTCGGCGATCGCCTCGGGTGGGGTGGCACCACTCGTCGAGTTACAGAGCGCGAATGAGTGAGATGCGGAAAGGCAAACCGGCACTACACAAGCGAAAGCTCACAGAAGAACAAGAAGCCACATTACGTGAGTTGTATTTGAGTAAGCCTGCGCTTGCGGATGTCGGCGTGCCCCACATAAGCAATGGTATTGTGCTGACATACGACCGCGCGTTTGTTCTGCGGTATGCCAAAGTTTTTGGCCTTACGCCAAACGGACTACGAGGAATTCTTCACCGTGTTTGTCCCTAATACCAAATACGATATCCTGACACCAGACGGATTTCGGAATTTCCGCGGTCTCCATTTTATCGAACGCGAGACCGTACGGATATTTTCTGGTGGTGTGTGCGCGTTAGAGGGGAGCGCACATCATCGTGTGCTAACGTCAACAGGATATGTCACCCTTGACAATATCGAGGTCGGCGCGAGTATCATTGGAAAGACCGGATCACATCTCATTGAACATAAAGAACTCGGCCGTGCACAACTCCTGTTTGATCCTATCGATGTCGATCACCCCGAACAGTCATTCTACACAAACGACACCGTTTCACATAATTGTTCTTTCCAGGGCAGTGCGAATACACTCATCCCAGGGCACAAGCTCGCATCCATGACGTTTATGACGCCAGTGGATACTCGGGGAGACCTCAAAATCTATGCGCAACCAATTCGCGCAGACGAAAAAGGGAACCCCTCGCATATCTATGTGGCCATGGTCGATGTGTCGCAGGGGCAAGAGCAAGATTATAGTGTGATAAATATCTTTGATGTGTCGATATCGCCGTTTCGACAAGTCGCGGTATATCGACGGAACAATATCACTCCACAACTGTTTGCGCCGATCGTGCGAGATATCGCGGCGTATTATTGTAACGCATATACGCTGATAGAAATCAACGACGTTGGCATTCTTGTCGCGGATACGTTACACGCGGAACTAGAGTACGAGCATATCCTCTTCGTACGTATGCATCCCAAGCGCGGGCAGATGTTGGCCGGCGGGTTTCATGTGAAGTCGCGGATGGGATTGCGGCAGACACAAGCCACAAAGCGTATTGGCTGTGCTGCGCTCCGAGCGATGATTGAGAAGGACCAGCTTCTCATTTATGATTACGAGACATTACGAGAGCTAACGACGTTCGTTGCGCATGGGCATAACTACAAAGCAGAACAGGGTGCCCATGACGATTGTGTAATGACGCTGGTGTTGTTGGGATGGTTGACCGCGCAAAGGGGATTTGAGAACTATGTGGGCTTGTCCATGCGGAAGCTGCTCATCAATCAATACGAACCCGTCACGCTCGACGAACCGTTTGTAGGATATCTGAGCGACGAACCCACGGTCTCATGGACCGAAGACGGCGATCGTTGGTCTTTATCGGATGAGGATATCGCAAACGACTTCTGGAGATGACGAACGCCGCGGAAGTCTAAATACACACATATCCGCTGTCATACACTGATAGCACAGTTTTTCACGGTATTCCTTTTACCGAATCCCGTTACGAAGGAGATATAGGGTTATGGCATTTCAAGTTTCGCCCGGCATTAATGTTACGGAACGGGATCTAACAGCAGGCATCGAAAATGTCTCCCTGTCAGCAGGCGCGGTCGTTGGTCCTTTTGTGTGGGGTCCGTGTCTACAGATACAGAACGTCAACACTGAAGTCGATCT